GTTATCCTAACGGCACGAGAAGCAGGTTCACCAGGCTTGAAAGTGCCGTTAGGATAACCAGCGACACAACCGTAACGAGAGATCAGGTTAGAGATAGCTTGATAAGACCAGTCAGTAGGTTGGACATCTTTCAGTTGAGTCACACTGGTAACTTGTGCCATGGCAGGAGCAGCAATAGAAGCAGCAGCAACACCAGCAGCAATAAATGAACGAATCATCATAGTTTCTTAATGTTTAAACGACATGTCATGCCCGTAATGGGCAACGGAAGTGGTTGGATTCGAACCAACGGATGCCCATAAAGACATCGGCGGTTTAGCAAACCGCTGCTTTAGACCTCTCAGCCACACTTCCAATCACTCAATCACTTCAACATCAACTTGGTCAATTGATTCATCGAAGTCTTGAACAAACTCGGATGGAGAGAGATCAACAAATTCTTGTTTTAATTTTCTTTCTTCAATTTCTTTTGCTGCTTTATCAATCGCATCCCAATCAGGAGCAGATTTCAATTCAACAACATCTGGAAGGGCAGAAGAATATTCTACCACTTCCATGTTGTTTCCACTGTCAACAATTTTTTGTGGATCTTCTTTGTTGTCAAATTGTTGAGCTTCTTCGATATTAGTTGACCACAATTTTCCTGGTTCGGTATTACCAGTCCAGTATCCATTATAACCAACAACACGAACAATATATGTCATAATAAATTCCTCCAAATCAAGAAGCTAGTTTTCTTAGATCTTCTACTGATAGTGGTGATTCTTCTACCACAGTTTCTTCAGATACTTCTTCTGTTTCTACTACAGGAAGTTCTACCGAGAGAGCATCCTCAGACTTTACCGCATTAAGAGTCGAATATCCATGAGACTCAGCAATTTCCTTGAGTTCTTTTTCTGCTTCTTTCTTGGTAGCGTACTCTTTTGCTTCCGCAGCTTGATTTACAAAAACAGCTTCTGGATTGCCAGACCAGTAAGTTGGGTTTTCTCCTACTCTAATTAGATAAGCCATATTTTTATTTAAACAATACGTTTATTCTATCCTATTTATACCAATCAACGAATTTCAAAATCCAATTTCCTTGGTATCCTTTTAGTATAACCTGATGCCAAAGGAATGTCAAGCTTCTTTTCTTTCGGTTTTCCGATCCCATCAATAGCAGTTACTAATGAAAGGTCGTTGCCTGTAATGATAGGAAGACCATTCCTATCTAGCCTCAAAAGCGTATGATTATCACAACCACACGCTTTACTTTTATTTGCTTGGTATACTTCTATCTCTACGCCACATGCGTTACATCTTATCTTTGCCATTTTCTTTTAACCATTCCATCATTTCTTTTTGCATTTTCTTTGATTCCTTATCAAGTTGTCGTTTCATATTCCTTGCCATGTTCCAACGAATGAAGTTAATATGGAGTAATTTTAATCTAAGATTAATATACTCTGGAACATTTGGATCCTGCCATATGATATAAATCATGGCACAGATTAGTATTAAAGAAATATAATATGTATTCATAGTTTATATGGGCGATACTGGAATCGAACCAGTGACAGCTTGCTTGTAAGGCAAGAGCTCTACCGCTGAGCTAATCGCCCTGCCTAAGTTCTACGTGAACTTCACGATGACAGTTAGCACAAAGTATAGCACATTTGTCTAGTTCTGTCATTATCTTTTCCCAACTCCAAAGACGCATCTTATTCCAAGCTGCTTCTTTTTGTGTAGGGTCGAGATGGTGGAACTCTAAAACCTCTGAGTATTTATCATACCCACAACGTTCGCACTTTCCACCTTTGTATTCTACAGCATCAAGTTTGCGTTGTTGCCATCTTTGAATACAATACTGATTGAAAGATGATTTCTCATCTTCGGTCATCAGTTTATAAGGTTTTCCCATTTGCTTAGACCAAATAATTCTAATCTATTTATACGGGAAACAGGCTCACCTGGAATCGAACCAGGGACGACCGCTTAGAAGGCGGTAGTTATATCCGCTTAACTATGAGCCCGTGTGTAGGATTATTATATCACTGCTGAGGGCAGTTGTCAAGCCATGGAGCACAGAGTCTCATTGGAGGGGCGAGTGCTTTACACTCATCACTGTAGCATAATGTTTCGTCATTTGCTTCTTCTATATAGCGTGGTTTGTATACTTCTGCTTTTGATAAACCAGATTGTCTCCAATAATCATTGATAGCATTGGTGACATCTCTTTCTACTCTACGTTTTACTTTGTCAGGGTCTTCAGTAATAACCCTGTTAATAGAAGTTTGTGGGAAATATTTTCTTTGAATCTCGTCAAATAAATCCCAAAGATTGTTTTCATGGATTCCTGTACATTGTGAAAGTGCTGCGATAATAGAAGATAATACTATACTGGTTGTTATAATAGTTTTTTTAGAGGGCTTGCCAATGTGAAAGTTAAACATAAAGGGGAGTTCTGCAGCACTCCCCAATATTTATTCAGTTATTCAAACCCGTGAATAGCAGACGCTGGCAACGCCTTGACCTGGGTGAGCGATAGAAGAGAAAGCACCATAAGACAAGTCAAGATCTCTACCTCCAACGTAGGGACCGCGATCATTTACACGCACAATCACTGTCTTGCCATTTCGTTGATTTGTAACCCTTAATCTAGTTCCGAAAGGAAGCCATTTGTGTGCGACTGATTTGCCATAAGCATTGTATCTTTCGCCGTTTGCAGTCGTCTGCCCATGATATCCGTCACCAACTCCATAATGTGATGCGAGGGAACATCCGCTCGCTGCCTTTGCCTGTAGGGGTGCCAGTCCTGAAATAGCAACGGCAAGAATCGAAAGTGATTTAAGAAGCATTAATTTACATTGAACTCTACATCCCAATAGAGAAAGCGCACTTCCCCTTTCTCAAGGGGCAATCTCCTGGGCTCTAATTTTCATTCACGTTATAATGACGAATGATCCCCAATTGTGAGGAATTCATAATATAACATTTATTTAGGATTTTGTCAAGCCCCTCCTAAATACCAGTGGTGTCGGGAAACCGAATGTATGCCAAGAGAGTGGAATACTCCAATCAGGGAGCCATGGAATGCTCCCATCCATAATACTTTAAAAGCAATAGACAACCACACTCAAGAGTATTTCAAGAGTGGCGACATTTGGCACCTACAAAAAGCAGATCAACTCAGGCAATATCTACACGAGTTAAAAACCTGGATACATAGGCAGGAAGGAAGATGAAACTCAATCTAAGCAAACTGATCTTTATTGTTTGTATATCAGCCGTTGGTTTTGTTGGATTGAATTTTATTGCCTGTAACTTTATGATACCAGGATCTATTATTAGTGCTAATGTATTGGGTGGATTAAAAAATCCTCCTCCCTTGGATTGTAAAGAATCCGAGAGAAGAGGATATGAAACTTTATTGGCAATTCTAACAACAGTAATTGCTTTAAGAACTAAAGTCGAAGATTAAGAAACCCAGAGTTTACCTTCTGCTTTTCTTCTTCTGAGTAATCCTGCTTCAACTTTGCTACCAGGATTACGATACATCTCTAATGTTTTTGGGATGAGTCCCCAATTCTTCTCACGTAGATGGCGAGAGATAGTACTGAAATTATATGCACCGTAAAACCCAGCACCGAGATTATAAGCAAAGGATAAAAGTGCTCCGCGTTGGTTATCATTCATTTCACTCCAATAAGGTATTTTAGATAGGGCAGGAATAAACTCCTTCTTAATCTGATTCATCAAGAGATCATCAGCAACCTTCTGCGAAATCTTATCACCAAGTTTAAATGGTTTGCCGTTGAAATCTCTGGTGCTTCCCCAACCAATAGTGATGGGCAAACTACCTGTATGTGGATCTGGGTATGCTGTCAGTTTACAACCTTCAAACTCTTTGATTAACTCTACTCCCTCCACAGGCACATCATATTTGCTCGCTGAAGGAGTAGAGTTGTCTACTTTTTTACGTCAAAGATTCTCCCCCATCCATCATTGCGATTGGGGCACCAGCGACGCATGAGATCTGTCTTCTTATATACGGCGCCCTTACCGTTGGTTACAGCGCCCGTATAACCGTCGTTAAGACTGCCGTAAGGGTCGTTAACAACATAATCACCTGTAGGGGTCTTGCCGATGATTACAACCATGTGCCCCCCAGTAGGAGCAGATAGAGGGCCGCGATGGAGAATGCCAGCAACCACGGGTCTCCCAGCAGCAAGCTCACGGTCAAGGTCATTAAAAGATAGACCATAACTAAAGTGTGACTTAATACCATAAGATGCCAAAACTTTGGTTTGAACCACATGGTCAGTTGTGTCACCGATTGAGAAAACTTTTTGAACGTAAGCATCGTCGCCTTTCGCTCCCTTGAGTGTGCCTGGCTTAAAATATTCTAACACCATAGCACAGGCAGATGAGTTACAAGTGCGATTAGCATCTCTGTAGTTATCTGTCTGTGGAAAGAAAGGCACGTCAAGTATATTTGATTTTGGTTTTTCTGGTTGTGCTCTAAATGTTTTAACCCACCCAGAAGAATCTTCCATTTCTTCTGGTGTTTTTTTATTGAGAGCATCTTCAAAATATCCAACAGCTTCTACATGCTTTGGATTCTTTTCGTCGTAATGTTTAAAAAAGTTGTGTAAATCAATCTTTGCCATCTTTGTCTCCGAATAGTTGAATGTAATACTCTGCGTCTACTACGACCAGTGGTTTTTTGCCATTCTTTTTCATGACAACAATAGGCTCATAGTCACCACAGTTGGCAGATGCTTGCTCGTAAGCATCCCAGATATTTAGCTTCTCTACATTCTTACATTCAATGCTATGAGGAAACTTTAATCTAGCAGCACGAGCCATGATAAGGTCTTCACCACCTGCCCCCATAGAGCGTGATTCAATATCTTCTGGATGAATATTGAGACACTCTACCAGTTTATCTCTCACCCATTGTTGCAGACGGCGACCTTTTGCTTTTGCTGATTGTGGGCGCATAATAAAAAACCTCCAAGATGGAGGTATTTATCTATTCAGTTGAACCAGGGATCTGGAATTTTTCCATTAGAATCTTTAGTATCCACCTTTGTTGATGATTTAAATTCTCTATATTTTGTTCCTGCTCCCTGAGTTTCTTTTGAATCTTTTCTATTTTTTTCTTTCTCACAGTTTAAAACCAGCGAAAGTATCTTTCTTAACATCTTGTTTAATGCCTCCAATGACATAACTCTCAACCTCTGTTTCCTGTGGGGCAACTTGAAGACCCTTAGAAGATAACCAATGCTGAGTCCAAGGCAGTGGATTATTTGACATAGGAGTATCAAACACAGGCTTCAAACCAATCGCTCTCATGCGACGGTTGGCGATATACTCAACGTAAGAGTTGAGTAGTTTATCATTCAATCCAATGATGCTACCATCCTTGAATAGATACTGTGCCCATGCTTTCTCTTCGTCAACCGTCTTTTTAAACTGCTCTACTGTCCACGCTTCTTCTTCTTTAGCGATTTGAAGAATGTCTGGGTCATCTCCATTAAGCCAGTTTTTGATAATGTTTTGCGTAAGGACAAGATGCTGGCTTTCGTCTCTGGCGATGAGAGAGATAATTTTAGCGGATCCCTCCATAAGTTTAAGTTCGCCAAAAGCGAACGAGCACGCGAACGAAACATAAAATCTAATCCCCTCTAAGATGTTAACGTTGACTACGGCACGATAGAGTTTACGCTTCAACTCATAGAGAGTCTCCTTCGCAGCAGGCACACCTTCAAGTTGATGTTGCCACTGATTACCCGACGAGTAATCTTGTGCTGCTTGAATGAAGTCATCGTATGCTTCAGTTACACTCTTCGCCCTATCAAGGATATTCTGGTCATCAAGGATAGTATCAAATACTTCTGATGGATCAGAATAGATATTCTTAATAATGTATGTATAAGAGCGGGAGTGAATCATCTCCATCGTTTCCCAGATAGTCATCGCTGACTCCAACTCTGGGAGAGAACAATAAGGAATAAATGCCATGCCTGGACCACGACCCTGCACAGAGTCAAGCATAATCTGATACTTCAAATTAGAAGTATAGATATGCTTCTGCTCTGGGCGAAGGGTAGCATAGTCAGCACGATCCTTCTGAAGAGAAACCTCTTCAGGTCTCCAAAAGTATCCGAGTTGCTGTTGAGTTAGTTTATCGAAGATAGGATACTTGTAGGTATCATATCTCTGAATGCCCAAAGGAGCACCGAAGAACATCGGTTGCTTTTTAATATCAACATGTTTGGTGTTGAATACCGTCATACCTTCTACGCTAGGTGTGTTTTCGGTTAGTTTAAATCTTACAGCTGTCACAGTCTTCCTCCTCTTGTGCTCCTTCTAGAATTGAATTAAGTAGATTCTCTACTGACTTTTTCTTTTCTTCATCCTCAACATCATCTTTCTTAATATCATATGTGTTCTGATAATAAGATGTCTTCCATCCATATTTGTAGGTGTTGAGGAGATCTTGTGCCATTACCGACACAGGTACTTCATTATCGGCATAATGCTCTGGATTATACGACCAGTTACCTGAGATTGCCTGATCAAAGAACTTCTGCATAACAGCAACAATATTGATATAACCAGTATTGTTAGGCATATCCCAAAGAAGCGTATAAGCATTCTTAAGAGTTTGATACTGAGGGACAATCTGCTTAAGAACCCCTTTCTTGGACTTCTTAACGGACAGGAAGGCACGGGGAGGTTCGATTCCATTTGTCTCATTTGACACAACGGAACTGCTCTCCGATGGCATCTGTGCGGACAATGTTGAGTTCCTAAGACCGTGCTGTTTAATAGATTCCCTGAGCTTATCCCAATCATAGTGGAGAATGTTTGGTACGATTTCGTCTACGTCTTTCTTATATGTGTCAATGGGAAGAATGCCATCAGCATATTTGGTGCGATCAAAATAACCACACTTACCTTTCTCGATAGCAAGTTGATTAGAAGCCTTTAGTAGATAATACTGAAATGCTTCAGTCAGACCATGTACAAGATGAGCAGCAGCTTCATCAGAATACTTAACCTGATGACGAGCCAACCAGTGTGCCAGTCCGATGTAACCAATGCCCAGCGAGCGGCGGTTGCGAGTGGATGCTTCAGCAGCAACCACAGGATACTCTTGGTAATCAATCAACTCGTCCAGCGCCCTCACAGAGAGGTCACAGAGTTCTTCTAGGTCATCAAGGTTCTTAATCTTACCTACGTTAACCGCAGAAAGAATACAGAGAGCAATCTCACCATTGATATCATCAATGTGCTGTAGAGGATTAGTGGGTAGCGTAATCTCCTGACAAAGGTTACTCATCCAAACTTTATCCTTAAAAGAAGAGTGCTCGTTACAATGATCAATATTCATAATGTAAATACGACCAGTTTCTGCCCTCTCTTTCAGAAGTGAAAGAAATAGTTCTTGAGCGCCAATAGTTTTTCTTGGAATAGAGTCATCTCGTTCATAAACATTGTATAGCTCGTCAAATCCAGCAAGACCAAAAGCATCAGACAAACCTGGAACGTCGTGTGGAGAGAAGAGTGAGATGTCTTCGTTACGGATGAATCGTTCATAGAAGAGTTTGCTGATTTGAATGCTGTAGTCTAACTTACGAACTCGGTTGTCTTCAGTTCCCTTATTGTTTTTTAATACAATGATGTCTTCGATTTCTTTGTGCCAGATTGGGAAGTGGACTGTCGCGCTTCCTCCTCGTATACCATTTTGCGTACAGCAACGGACAGTTGCTTCAAACTTTTTGAGAAACGGTATAACGCCAGTGTGGCTGACTTCGCCGCCTCTAATTTTGCTGTTGAGAGCACGGATTCTACCTGCGTTGATACCGATGCCCGCCCTTTGAGCAACATAGCGACCAATAGCCATGTCGCTACTGAAGATGCTATCAAGGGTGTCATCAGAATCAACCAGCACACAACTAGCGAACTGTCGCAGAGGCGTCCTAACTCCTGCGAGGATGGGAGTTGGCACGTTGATTTTGTGCTTGCTGATTGCGTCGTAGTATCGTTTGACATAAGATAGACGATTTACCTGAGGGTAGTTTGCAAAGATGGTTGCAGCAACCAACATATAAGCGTATTGTGGTGTCTCAAAAACACTCCCACTGCTTCTATCTTGTACCAGATATTTATCTACTACTTGACGAAGACCAGCATAAGTGAAGAGATAGTCACGGTCATGATCAATGAAACTATTAATCTTATCCCACTCTTCATCCGTATACTTACCAGCAAGTTGCTTGTCGTAAATACCCTTAAAGATACCTTTAGTAAGATGCTCTCCTACTGTGGGAAAACCGTGCTTCCAATCATTTCCAAAGACTTGCTTATATAGACCGAACAAAAGAAGACGAGCAGCAACATACTGATAATTTGGAGTGTCAAGGTCAATGAGGTCACTAGCTGACCTAACCAGGATTTCTTGGATTTCATTGGTCGTGATACCATTATAAAATTGAATACCAGAGTTGATTTCTACTTGCGATGGGGACACTCCCGCGAGACCACCACAAGCACATTCTACCATGTTATGAATCTTATCAAGGTTAAGAGATTCTGTAGAACCGTCACGCTTTTTAACTTTGATTCCGTTGCTCATATTTTCTTCCAAAGACTAAGTTTTACTTTTGCTTCTAAACCATTATAGGTGTTACATTCTACCATGGATTGTACGTCATGTCCAGCCAAGACCATATCGTTGATATCTTTTTCCTTAACTGACTCTGGCCAAATTACAATGCTCTCTCCTTTGTCAATACACCTTTCGTATCGTTCAACGATTTGTTTGTTTCTTGGTTCGTTGTCGTAAACAAATGTCCGACTAGGATAACGTACCCCGTCAAGTACAACATCAGCGCCACACATCGCCAGTCCATTAGACAAGAAAAGAGAGTCGAACGGACCCTCTGTAACGTAGATATTTTCATTTGTGTTTATACGATCAAGTCCAAATAGTTTAGGATATTGCTTATCCAAGATGGTAGTGATATAGCGAAGGTTTGAATTTTTGTTAAGAGACCTTGCTTGATATCCGAATACATTTCCATCTTCCGAGATTAGTGGGAGTATAATTCTAGGTTCTTTAATTGTATTTTTATTATTCTCCCAAGCGTTAAAATTCTCTGCGTAATAGAAGTTTGAGAAATAAATCTCTGGTATCTTTCGTGCGAGCAGATATTGTTTTGCTGGGTGTGTAGTATTTAGCGATTCGATAATTGGTAATTCGCTAAAAATATTTTTTTTAAAAACTGGAGTGGAAACAAATGGTTTAAAATCTGGAGTTTCTACCTGATAATTCTTGCCAGTCATGCCTTCCTTATAACGCTCCAACACATACTCATCATGGAGCATAGTGTTCTGGTCCTTCAGAAACTGTGAGAAGTTACGAGTGACTCCACAGTTATGACACTTATACACAAAGCTATCTCTCATCGAGAAGAGATATCCTCGTGCCTTATTCTGCTTCTTCTCCGAGTCACCACAATAGGGACAACGGAAATTGTAAGTTCCTTTCTTTTTCTCAGTAAACTTAAGGAGTTGTGAAGAGACCAAACCAATATACTTGGTGTCAATGTAGTTCATTATCTAGTGTAGGTTTGCTGACTACCCCCATTATAGTGCGATCCGAGCATGTTGTCAACAAAGGGAACGACCAACCCCACAAGCAAAACAGCAGCCCCAACGAGAGCTGCTGCCTGCCATTTGAATTTTGATAACTCGTTAACATTGTTTTCAACTGTCTCTAGTCTTTTGATGACCGAAGCATGTTCGATTGAGTTTTGGTGCTTGACATCCTCAATCATTTTGATAATGAGTTCGTCTGTCTTTATGCTTTGCTCAATACGCTCATCATGTTTTGTCAGAATGTTAGCAATACGCTGATTCGCATCAGAGATTTTATCTACTGCTGTTTCCAACTTGTCGAGCATCTCCCTTGAGAGTGATTCGTAGATGTTTAATTTAGATTCCAATACATCTAATTTCGATGAGTTTCCGTTAAACATCTTTTCCTCTTTATCAAACGTTACGAACGGCGAAGTCAAGTGCCTTTTGATATGAAGATGCGCTCATGTTGAGCATTACACGGAACTTGTCTCTATTCTCTGGGGATAAACCTTCATAAGTTGCTAGAATTCTTTTGGCATCAAAGACACCAATTCTTCCACCAGTGCCGTCTTGGAATACAAGATTAGCAAATGATGTCTCTGGATCTCTGCCATATGCCGAACCTTCTTCAGCAACCTTTAAAGCAGTGGTGAATACATCTACACCACCAGCAGAACCAGTTCTAGGTACGCTAATCATTTGATCCATCTCCGAAATAACATTACCTTGTGGATCAAAAGAATTCTTTTGAACTACTTGCTTCTGTGCTTTTTGTTGCTTCGATGCTGCTTTTTTTCTAAAGTCTGACATACGTGCCTTAAGCAAAGTATTCATTTCATCAGACTTGTCTTGTGCTTGCTGCTTCGCTTCTCCGCGCTTCTTTTGAAGTTCTTTCTTAGCTCTCATCTGCTTGGCAGCTTTAATTTGCTTTTGAGCCTTCTCAGTTTCAGATGTTACTTCTGAGATCATTTCCATATTTTCTTCAGACATTTTAGTTTTCCTCCTTGACATAACTCGTTGGATTAATTTTCTAGCACTTTTTTTACGACCATCAATCTTTTCATCTTTGGTCTTTTTCAGATTTTTCTTTTTCTTTGCTGTGTTAACAAAGACAAAGGCAGGAGGAAGTGCTAGTCCAGATCCATCACCTGCCATCATTTCATTCACAGTAGTTTGAGAAGTTTCAGACATTGTTCGTCTACATCTGTTGTGTCTACGTTTTCTGGCAATCTATCCAAGAATAACATATATGCTTTTAAAATTGACCAGTATTGCGATTCTATTTTATAGAATAGAAGCAGCGTTGCTGCGTCATTGAATACATTATATAATGTAATTATATGATTAAGAATTAAGTGATGTTTCAATTCACCCGTAGTTTCATAACGTCGAAGTAATCTTTTGATATATTTGAACTTTTGTAAGTCCTCTTCGAAGTCATCATATGTAACAGATAACGGATTGTTGTAGTTTTTTATCGCAAACAACAACCAGTTATCTGGTGTCAACTCATGAAAGATCATACATCATCAAGCAAAATTATTATTATCAACTGTTAGGGTTGCTGTATTAGAAATAACTTCCTCGCCTCCAGCAGATCCACCAATCTTGACACGATATTTCTTACCGCTGTCACCAACGAGAAGACCAGTGAGCGCAAGTGAAGATGATGTAGCACCAGTGATGTTGCTCCACTTAGTTGTCTGCGAAGCATTTTGAACTTGCCACTGATAGATGAGAGTTCCAGTTCCAACCGCAGCAGTTACCGAGAAGGTAGCAGCAGCAGTTCCAACAGCAGTTACAGTGAGTACCAAATTATCAGTTACATCAACACCACCAATTAGAGAACCAAGAATAGTAATGGTTTCGGCAGCAGCAAATCCAGTACCAACAGCAGTAATAGCAACACTGCTTACTGCTCCACCAGCACCTCTGGTTACAGTGAATGCTGCTCCAGTTCCAGCAACTGATCCAGCAAGACCAGTTAGAGTATAAACTTGATTTGCTTGACCAACAATAGTTGTAGTTGTTCCAGCTGTGTAATTGGTAATCGAACCAGCAGGTGTGAAAGCAGTGGCGTTAGCAGGTTGTCCAGAAATTGTAATAGCAGATGCTACATCAGCAGCAGGATTATCTTCGGTTCCACCCTGAGCGGTGCCATAGTCACCAGCGTTAGCAGCGGTCTGATTGGCAAACGCAATACACTCTGCCTTGTGACGAGTGTTGCCGTCGCCATCAGTGTAGGTTCTATATAACCACCAACCTGGCCACTTGAGACCACGAATCTTATTCTCTTCTAAAGCAGCTTCGGTATCATCAACGAAAATAAAATTAGTGCCGCTTGGATAATGACTTTCATGTAGAAGACGAGCTGCTACTTCTTTTGGAGGAGTTCTGCGAATAGCATTAGCAGCAGTAACGGTTCCAGTTGTGCCTGCGTATGCTACTTTAAGTTTGAGTGTGGTTGCCGAAACTACAGACTCAACAGTATACTGAACACCAGATAAAGAAAGAACGTCTCCGTTTTGAACAAAATCGTTGGTTGTTCTATCAGTGAAGTCGCCAGTTGTAGTAACAGTTGTGCTACCATTAGTAACACTAACATTATTTGCTAACGCCTTTGCGTCAATTGTTCCGAAAATTGCCATCGGTTTCCTCTATACAATATTTGCTTTTCTAAAAAGTATTTATAAAAAAAGGGATGCCTAAGCATCCCCAAGCACATATGATTTGATTATCAGCAACCCTTCATAAGGGCAACTCTTACTGTTGATGCGATTACGTTGTCAACATCGTTGTCTGTCTTCTCAACATACTTGTCAAGTAGATCACAAACGAGTTTCTTGGTATGGCAGCTGTTAAGTGCTGCAAAAATAATTGGTTTTACTAGTTCTACGAGTGCGCCCATGGTTATATCCTCTAAGAGAGTTTACAGCTATTTAGGCTGATTTTTTTGCCATTGTGGTAGCAGTTCCATACATCACTTCTTTTGCTCTGTCGCCATACTTTGTCTTGAAGGAACCAAACTTCTTCTTCATACCTTTAACAAATTTTTCTTTCTTTGCTGCTTCTGCCTTAGAAAGTTTTTTCTCGTCAAGAATTTCCACTTCTTCTTTCTTTAGTTCTTTTTCTTTCTTTGCTTTCTTACCAGTTTCTTTTTCTGGATCATTGGGAATATCAACATCTGGCATTACTTCAATCTCAACTTTCTTTCCCTCAGCAATTTCTGCTGCCTTCTCCCACATTTCTTTTACTGATTTCTTAGCTTTCTTTGCGCGAAGAAGAGCAAAGTCATGAGCATCTACTTTACCATTCTTGTTGGCATCAATCTTTTCTTGATTGCCAGGCATATCTTTTCTTTCGGATAGTTCTTCGCCCCCATCCATTTCATACCCTGCCTTCACGCACTTATCTTTACCATTCTCAGTGCCAGCATACTTATAACCTTTCCAACAAGCTTTGCCGTCAGCACCTTGTTCCTTGCCTTCTTTGTTTTTTGCTTCATCTAATTCGGCAATTGCCCTTTCAATTAGACTTTTTGAAAACTCATCAATTGTCATTGGTCTTTTGTCGTTTATTTTTATTTATAAATGACTTGACCTTATCCTTAGCACTCATCTCTTTTTCATCACATCCACAATGTTCTTTAATATCTTTCACCCAAGCGCGAAACATCTTACCTTCATTAGTAACAGCAATAACATAATTAACTCCACGGCGATGAATTCTTCCTGCTTCACCATTAGAATTTTGAACCCAATCACCCTCAGCAAATACATTACCGAGCATGTAAGATTTTTGTTTCGATTGTGCTAATAGTTCTTTAAGTGATTTCATTTAATTCCCAATCCTTCTCTAACTTCTGTCATTAATTTCATCATTTCTTTGTCATCTAAAGTTGTTGGAATTCCTTGACGAAATACAGCAATGTTTCCATTTGTTGCTGCCTCTCTCATTTTACTAGCTGACATTCCAGTTGCCCCATCAGCATCAGGATCTCGTTCACCAGCAGATTTTGTTTCAAGAGATCTAAATGTATACTCTGTTCCATTGTAACGCTGGATCAAAGTATCCATTTCAGACACACGATCACTACCAACCACAAGAGTAAGATCAGAATATTCACCTTGTAAACTTTGAAGAACTTTAATAATAGTCTTCAAATCTGTATCTAACATAATATGATCCTTATGTCTTGGAAACATTTTTTTCATGTAACCAACTTTCTGTTCAGAAGATAAAGGATTCTTCTTCTTGTCTTTTGTATGACTGGTATAGATTTTATAGTCATCGGTTCCAGCAATCCTCGCCACAGCATTGATCAATTTTTCATGACCGATTGTGGGAGGATTGAAGCGACCGAAAGTAATGACTACTCTCTTAAACATTTTTATTAGTATTTAGTTTCCTTTCACCCAGTTCTTTTGAAGCGTGAAGTTTGCCTGACTGAACTCAAGGCGGTCAACTAACTTGGTAGCAGAACCATCCTTGATAGCCACAAATCCTTCAGGAGCAGTAACTTTAAATCCATCATCAGTGCGAAGGAAAGTGCGAGTGCTATCAGCAGATTCCAGTTTCTTCACAAACAGATTCTTGGCATTCTGAAGAATAACATAGAGGGTGATCGTTGCCTTGAATCCAGCGATGTTGGAATCCACGAACTCGATACCATCATAGAGTTTCTTCAGTTTAGCAGCTTTGGTTTTCTCCTGCTTCACTTTGTTAACTTCCTTCATCATCGTTTCGTGATAAGCATTCTTGAAGTCGCTGATAAATTTGTTAACATTATTGATACGTTTGCCTTCTCTTACATAGGTATTGAAGTAAGTTTTTAAACGAGTGCCAACGCTAAAGTTATCGTTGGAATTAATTTGAGCAGATACTTCACCCAAGAAAGAACCAGCATTGCGAAGAGCAACAGGAGCAGTTCTCTTCATGTTATTAAGATTCCTCTTCTCAGTTGCGCTAAGAATCATATTACTACCAAGAGTGTCAACCTCGGCACTAATTACAAACACATCATCAGTCTTGTTAAACTTACTGATGTCAACTCCAAAGGTAGCATTAGAAGTTGCGATGCTGGAACCAACATAACGAGTGTGAAATACTACGCCGATCTTAGCTCGCTTTGCTTTTTTGTATGCGTCAGTTCCTTTGGGGATGGCATAGGTAATCGTGTTAGGAGTAAAGGTGAGATAATCTACACCATCAATCTTCTCCTCTTTGGCATCATCAGTGAACAACAAGTCACCTTGAATGATCCCTTTGATGCCAAGTTTAGGAAAATGCTCCAATGCGACTTTTAACTTCTCAACTAACCCAGGAGAGTTGCCGTGGTTTGCTTCAATAAAAGTATCATTATAATTAATTTTAGGTTCGGTCTTATTAAAAACAGATTTAGTTCCAACAAAAAATTTGTTGGTTTCTGGATCAATACCACAGATCACAGCAGGAGCACCATCCCACTTGGTAGTGATTTTAAAGTTGCTGGTTTGAGTGCCACTAAAAGTTTTAGTAAGAGCATCAAGAAACGCAAACGCATCCTTAGCTCCCTCCTTACCATCAAAAAGGATGCTGTCTTCTAAGTGTTCGAGGTGAGTGTTCTTACTCATGTTACTGGATGCATTTGGTAGTTTCCTTTGCGGTCTTTCGACACGATGAATTTTGCGGCGCGACTCGCCCTCGGTTGAACCACTACTCTAGCACCTTGGATGCCATACTGTCGCCTATCACCTTTGTTAATAAGCATTAATACTGGTTCATAATCCCCCGTCATAGGAGTTGGATTCATAATTAAATGAGCAGACATTTCTAATTTATATTTACTTCCTATTTTTCTTAATGATGGTGTTCCTTGTAAAACTCCCGTACAATTAGATATTCCGTATGTGGAAGTTCCAAAATTTTTCCCATAAACAGATTCCATTTTTAAAGCAGTATCTTCAATTTCCATCATGGCGGTAAAACCTCTTCCACTGGATTGCTGAAAATCATACTGCATTCCAGCACCGCAAAAATTAGAAAGGTATTTCGCAAAAGCTCTAATCTCTGGAAACTTATCTAAGGTTTCATCTGCTCCATCCTTATCATTTGCATAATGACTAACGCCACCCCATTGCTGAAAATGACTGGCACGAGATCCTTGCTTATGAGAAAACCAAGCAACATCTACAAGTTTTCTATTTTCTAAAGCAACAAAGGCAAGATCTGCTTTGACCTTTCCTTCAACTTTATTAACCCCAACAATATTAGAAAAAGTTTTATTTCCTATTTGTAAGTCTATAGATGGAACACCAAGATTATCAAGTTCTTTATTAAAGGTGTTTATAAAATCTGCTTCTCCTTGTTCGGTTGCTGATGGGTCATTCAGTGAATATGAAGAGTCAATTGTATTCACATAAAATCCTAATTTGCCCCAATACATTCCAGGTTTACTTCCACCAGAAACTTTTCCACCAAAACCAACATCCATTCCCATTCCATTATCTTTTAAAATTTTTCCACTATTAATAGAACTAGCAGTTGACTTTGTTGTTGTTGTATAAAAATTTACACGAAAAGGAGCTTTATCTAAATTTGGAGTATTTTTAATTGAATTTTCTATTGTTTTCAATATACCATTTTTCCCAGAATAAAAATTTTCAAATGAAGTAAATTTTTTTGGTTGAAATTCTATAAACTCTTTACTTTGTTTCCACCTGCCATTTACTTTTTCTGGTATGCTAATGCCAACCATTTTAAAATAAATTTCCACGCCATTATCTTCAGACAATCTATTTTTATCCAACAAAATAAATGGTCTGTCGTTTTTAATTCTGTCGTATATAACCTCAAAACACTGTTTGTATCTTTTGGTTATTTCTCCCCAAGTTAGTCCTTTACCGCCTGCCATATAAAAATACCTCCCCAATTATTTAGGGGAGGCAAGCATCAAAGGTCGTTGGCGACTCTGTTTTCACTTCGTTCAATACTGAAGGTTCCTTCTGGATATCGAGCAGTCAGTTTCTCAAAATTCATTTGAGCAATTTCTTCAAACGAAATATTAAGAGCAATACATGCTTGAGCAACATACCACAGAATGTCACCGAGTTCACGTTTCATATGGAAGATGTTATCTTCGTTATAAGGTTTACCTTGGAAAGCAATCTTTTTCACAATCTCAGTAAACTCCCCACCCTCAGCTGTAATACCACAAGCAGCAGTCATGAGACGCTGAATATCAGCACCTTCATCTCTAAGTTCTACAATACGAGCAACAAACTCACTAGTATCGCGTGATGCTGGACTGGTGACGGCACCAACAAACTCAACATACTTATTAAAATCAATTGTCATAAAATAAAACTGGTAAATTTACTTTGCGTGTTTCTACTTTGCTCTGCTGCCATTTCTTCAAAGTCATATTCTTCTTCTTTATCTGAAGAAAGGTCAACAGCATTGTCAACATTATACAACTTCATACGTGCTCTGTCAACCCCAACAAGGAAACGCTTATACATGGTGGGATCGTTATATCGGTTCTTCAACTGCTTAACCATAATCTTACCATCCTTCTCTAGATCCTCTGTAGCAATAAGAGCAAACATGAAGTCAGCAGTAGCGGGTAGACCAAAAGATTCAGAAGTATCAGTGAGGTCAACATCAGAGTTGCCGAATCCACTTCTAGTAGTTTGAGTAGCGGAGACAAGAGGAACGTTATGTTCAACCGCCAATCCCCTAAGTTCTTCAGCAATCGCTTTAACATAGGTGTAAGAGTTTACAATAGCTCCTTTGTATCTAGCCGAAGCACAGATGTTAAGATAATCAATAAAAATAATATCTGGTTTGAATGTCTTCTTCAGTTGTAGTTCGTTCAGCAGAGATTTGAAATGACCGACATGCGCTGATGCTGTTGGATATTCTTTGATGATAAGACGACCTTGTGTTTTACGCTTCAGTTCATTGATGCGACTTTGAAAGATTGTCTCAGGCAAATCTACAAGGTCTTTGATGTTGACGTTGAATAGATTAGCATCAATACGTTCGGCAATCTTCTCCTCTGCCATTTCCATAGTGATGTAGAGAACGTTACGACCCATTGATAAACAATGAGCGGCAAGGTCACACATGAATAGTGACTTACCTACACCAGTGCCAGCAAGAGCTACATTAAGAGTCTTGTTTGGCAGACCACCTTTTGTAATCTTATTGAAGTATTCGAGGTGGAAAGGAATCTTATCTTCTTCACGATGGTAGAACTCATATCGCTCTACGCTATTCTCTAAGTAATCGTGACCTACATGTTCATCGAACGATACTGCCAGGGCCTCTTGAAGGATTGCGGGAATCGCATCCTTTGATATTTTTGGATTACCTCCATCCGCGACCTTGATTGACTCAAGCAAGGCGAGGTAGATTGCTCTGTCTTTACACCACTTCTCTGTGGTGTCGAGCAACCAGTTATATTCAATTGGATCGGTAGACAACTCAGCAATTGTTTTAACTGCGTTTTGATATACTTCCTCATTTAAATCTTTTCTTGCTTCAAGGTTAATAGTTAATACTTCTTTGGTAGGCACCAATTCATATGTGCTTGCGAAGTTCCAGACTTCTTCATAGATCACACGTTCATGAATCTCATTGAAGTAATCTGGTTTTACAAAAGGAACAACCTTCCTATAGAACTGTTCGTTACACAGGAGGTTGCGTAAAATAGTCGTTTCAATTCTCTCCATCCACTACTCCATACAGAAACTCTTTGCGGGCACATTCATCAAGGGCTTGCATTACTTCTGGCGTGAAATACTTCTCAGGATCGGCAAGGATAACAGAAGGATAAACGGAAGATTCCCCAACAACAACCCGATTGCCCTTGCGTTGGAATACTCCGTATTTCTCACCCAACTCCAGTAATCCATAATATTTGTCCAATCCCCGTGCGTCATAGAAGAGCCTCGTTTCGATGTCTGAGTTTTCTTTAGTGAAGCGCGACTTCTGTGCCTTCACCTTGATAATGTTACCAACCACTTCAGTGCCATCTTTTTCTTTCTTCTTAGAGAGGAAGAGAATAGTCGAGGCAGAATATTTCAGACCACTACCACCACCCATCTCTTTGGTTGGCACATAAGCACCGACCACTTCATATGTATGGTTGGTAACAATGAGAGGAATACCTGCCTGCCCAAGTTTGAGTGACAGAATACGGAAGATAGATTTGATTACCTGAGCACGAGTCATGTCTCTGGTTTCTTTGCCGTCCGTAGCATCCTGCACTTCCTTAGAGGTTGAGAGCATCCCCAAAGAGTCTAGCACAAAAAGCAGCGGAGGTCTATCCTCCTTCTTAAGTTTCATATACTCATCCACTACCTTGATAGACTGAGTGCGAAACTCTTGCACGGTAGTAACAGGAACCAAACCAACACGTTTCACATCAATACCACGCGAAGTCATCATATCTTTTGAGATAGCTGACTCTGTTTCAAAATAGATTACCTGAGCGTCTGGGTTGTTGAGAAAGTTCCTGCATATTGAGAGAGCAAAAAAAGTTTTGCCAGTTGAGGATTCGCCCGCGAGGGCTGTGATTTTATTCGCGGGAAGTCCACCATAAATGCTCCCAGAAATAAGAGCATTGAGAATGAAACTACCAGTATCAACAAACGATTCACAGTCACCAGCAGCGACTCCATCTTCAACAACACTTGCGAATTCATTATCTAACTCCTTAATAACAGATTGTAGGAAACTCATAATACCTCAAAAGAAAAAACTAGTTAAATTGCCTTTACGTTCCGCTTGCCATCCGATACATTCTAGCACGTTCTTCAGCGGTTCAAAGAAACTCTTCTCAAATTGTAGCGTGTAGTCAATGTATTTGTCAAGGTTCAGTTCCTTCGGCAGTTGTTGAAAGAAAGAAATGACATTCTCGCGGATAGGATTTGGTGTCTTCAGATAGATGAACTTGATCTTTTCACCTTCTTGAATAAGTGGATACTTGTGTTCCAAATTGTTTTTACGAACGTAATAGTTGTAGAGTAATGCTCCTCTTACTTGAATAGGAGTGCCTTTAGCATAAATGTCAGCAGCACTGCGATACTTCTTCAGACCATTACAACCGCGAGGGAAAGCAATGTTAAGATAGTTCTGTTTCTTGGTGTCTTCCTTGATCTCGTTAATGAAATCAAGAACATCATCGTTAGTTTTGGTTACAATGATACGATACGCCTGTTCCAGTTTGTCGCGGTAGTAAGCTGGCGTAGAAGAACGTGCTGTTTCCATACCACAGATTTTCATCTTCGGTTTGGCATAACGCACACCTTCACTATCCCATACGTTGAGAACATAGCGTTTCTTGGCGGTCCAGAAACCACGCTCAGCAATGTTCTCGCGTTTCATCTTCATTTTCTGGTCGTATGCTTTGAGATAGTCGGCCAGTTCTTGGTAAGAACTTTCAATATATTGCTCAAGTTCCAGTGAAGCGACCTTATCAAGGAACGTAACAATGCTTTCAGGAGTTTTCTCTCGTACTCCGTATACACGTTCAACCAGAGGACCAAGGTTAAGATACATAGAGTCAGTATCAGAAGCAATAACATAATCAACATCCTGTGTCTTTAGAACTTTGTTAAGATAAGCATTCATCTTTCTCTCAATCCAGCGAATAGATAACTGACCAGAAAGAGTGATTGCCTCAGCGATTTCAAGTTTATAATAACGGAAGTGCTCGTTACCGATAGCACCATAAGCAGAGTTGAGTTGGATCTTACGTGCCATCTGAATGTTATTACAGCGGGCAATCTCTTTCTTCAACTCAATCGTTGGAGTCTTTTCGTATTGCTGTTTGGCAGCAAGCATCTTCTTTTTGTAGATGGTTCGGTCTTCGTAGATCTTCTCCATCAGCTTGGGCAGGAACCCCTGAAACTTGGTGGTGTAGTGCGTCCCATTGGCGCACAGGGTCTCCCCTACGAGGTCGCTGGTATCAAATGCCTTATCCAGCAGCATATCCACGTTGACGCTGCTGCGGCGCGGCAGGAGGGTCTCTGGGGACAGGTTATACTGCATGATCAAGTGAGGATACAGTGAATTTAAGTCGAAGTTCACAATCCAATCATACATACCAGGCACAGGTTCCTTCACATAAGCACCAGCATACTTAGCATCCTTGACACTATCTTTCTTGGGAGGAATCACAACGCCCATCTTCGCCAGATAGATGAAGATGATGTTATCCCACATACGCACCTGAGAATAAACATCTTCGTAGTTTACTTTGGCGTCGTATGCCATAGTAAATGCCAATTCAAGCAACTTCATCTTGTCTTCCAGATGATCAACAAGGCGAACGTCGTGGATGTTATACAGCACGAACTTATTCCAGTCCTTAGTGTAAAACTCTTTGAAAGTATCAAACTCAGAGTGGTCAAGTTTCTTGGCATCCAGTTCCACAGATGCGATATGGTCTAGGCGATATGATTCTTGGTTGGTGTACGTAAACTTCTTATAAAGTTCAAGGTAATCCAACGTGGCGATGCCAGGAATATCATACGCAATCTGTTTGCGACCCTTGATGAAAATCTCACGCGATGAGATTAGTTTCCAAGGCGATAGAAGTTTGGTGTGATCTTCACCCAGCACTCTATCCATACGTCGGCAGATGTATGGCATATCGAATAGCTGAACGTTCCAACCAGTGATTACGTCGGGGGTATTCTCCTGCCACCATCTGAGGAAGCACGAAAGGAGTTTCGTCTCATCGTTACAATGGATGTAATCAACCTGTCTGTCTTCATTCTGGAAACTCTTGCTTCCCCAGACAGTGATACGATTTGTAAAAGAATCACGGATAGAAATGAGTAGAATCTCTTGGTCTGCCGATTCAATATCAGGGAAACCGTTTTCTGCTCCAGTTTCAATATCCAAAGTAAATGTGCGAATGAGGGAAGAGTCGAAACGAATCTCATCATCGGGATATGCTTCGTTTATGTACTGATACAAGTATCTAGTATTTCCGTGAATTTCAAATCCCTCAACACCTTCATACTGATTGATAAATTGCCTACAATCATTAATAGAGCCTGGAGAGACTTCCTTGAGGAAGCGCCCATCCAGACTCTTATGATCTGTTTGCTTATTGCTAAGCACATACAGTTTGGGATTGTAGTTTACACGATACTGAACACGCTCACCATTTTCATAACCACGAACGAGGATACGATTCCCCGCCTGTTCAATGTTCGTATAAAACTTCATGCGTCGTCAACCCAGGGTCTTCTGGTAGTATTCTAACACAGAATACGATGGATCGCAAATGGTGAGGATGTCATCTGCTCGCATGTAGATTTGTGTTTGATTTGTATACTTGGGAAATTTCTCCAAAAGAATATAATCAGACTGAGTAACTGTTATTTCATTACCCTCCCTATCAATTTCTTTATCCGTGCTTTCACTAATAAAGAGAGCATCAGGATTACGAACGCTTTTATAATCTACGTTGGAATGATCCCAATAAGTTAAATCAAGAATCCGATACGGATTCGTCAGAAGACACTCTGGACTTTCTTCCCTTTCTTCTATCTCCGCTATTAGATAATCCCGATCCTTCAGAACTATCACTTGAATCACTGGTTGGTACGGTGTTGTTGTCATTTAATTTATCTCCAAATTTTTTCATGTATACATCAAGAATTCCATCTTCTGGTTCACCCAAAGCAACTACCGAAGTATATGGAATACGAAATTCTTCTGATTTAGAATACGCAAACCACTTGGTAAAGTTAATAGAAAATTGAGATGGATTGCCATCTGTATTATAGTCTCCTGTTGGTGCCATATCTAGAATATACGGACACTTAAGAAGTAAACAAATACCCTGACCATTTTCATCAGTTACTTCAGAAACTCCAGAGATTATTCTTTCTCCAGAATTTAAAATCATAACTCTCGGAATCATATAATTCTCCTAATGATAATTTGATTATAGCACAAAAAAGAAAATAGGGCAAGACTGATAGTTGCCAGTCTCGCCCATCGTGCCGACGATATTTGGGTTGCCCCGCGTCTATTTATCCTTCCGTAAGTAGTTGCTTACTACCAGATCCAATTTTATACATCGTGCGCTTTTGATGCTCTGGGATAATTTTTTCCAATGAGATTGTTAGTAATCCATCAGCAAAATCTACAGAGGATACTCTGACATCTTCTGATAGTTGCCAGGAGTGATTGAAGGAACGTTTGGAGAGACCTTTGTGGAGGTATGTTCTTTCAGTATCTCGTTTCTCAGACTTAGAGGCAACTCTGAGAATGCTTTGTTCTGTAGAGACTTCAATCTCTTCTGGTTTAAATCCAGCAAGAGCGACTTCAATCTCATAGTTAGAGCTATCATTTTTGATGATGTTGTAAGGTGGATAGTTAGTATTGTGCCCAGACATGGCATCCAGTCTGTTGAAAATGCTTTCTAATCCAACTCCAAATGGGGAATAGACATCCCAAGTATATGCGTTTGTCATTTTAGTTCTCCTTAATAAGCGAGAGTTTGTTTAAGACCCCGAAGGCGTCTTCATTATTATATATCAGAAAGCAATAAAAAAGGGAGTGTGGAACTCCCTACAAAATTATTCGGTTACTTCGGTCTTTTTGCGACCAATGTTGTATTTACTTTCAAGCGTCCATTCATCTTTCTCTTTGAAAGCAAGAACTTTGATTTGATTCAACGGAGCAACATCAGCGATTGCTTCTGCTTTAACAACAGAAATCAATCCCCAATCGGATAACAGTTGAATGATTCTGTTTCTACGTTGAACATCATTCACTGAAAGATTTGTATTCTTTCCATCAAGGGCAAACAGCTCCTTGAAGTGAACAATATAATATCTACCTTGCTTATGAAGAATATGGCAAGATTGGTAGATTTTCTTTTCTTTACGAGATGCTACACCGATACGGGTTAAGGTCTCACGAACTTTGAGGAAATCATCAGGTTCATTGAGAGTCACCTCAACCATATCAGCTTGCTTCCATTCTACTTCAATATCAGGAGTCATTTCTTTCCACCTTTGTCTACAAGTTTTTTAATGTGTTCAAGTTGATCTTTTGATAAAATTCTCAATGCCTGTAGAGCTTTATCGTCGTTATAACCATAATACTCCTTAATCGCATCAAGGTATTCTACTTGAGATTTTTTCGCCCACGGCGAAAACCGCTTGCGCGGGTTGATACTATTTATAAAAAAGTCATACTGTAACTTCTTGTCCAAGTGAGGATACATATTCATCTCATTAGCAAAAAGAACTGTATCGTGAAAAGCAGCAAGACACTTGTTGACGATAAAAGGTGGATATGCTTTTTCAGATTCCTCGTCAATAACTACCGACTTCTTGTTTTGATTTATTGAGTTCAAATATTCCGTTAGAGATGGTTTCGTCATAGTTAGTAATCAATAGTTCAGCGCGGTCTTTTTGCTCGTTCATGTAGTCACCCACTGAACGCATAGTATAGGTCAAATCCCATTTGGTTTGATAGTAACCATCATACCACTCTACGAGAGTTGGGTTGGTATTGTAAGTAATCATCCACTTATCTTTTACATTCCCCTGAGTAATCCAAGCATGAAACTCTTCGTGATTGAATCCTTTGTGTAGCTCTCCTTTCTTTCCATAAAGATTATCTTTGATATCGTAAGGAGGGTCAAAGAACCAGAATGTACCTACAGGAGCAGAAGTCATCATCATATCCCAGTAAGGACCACAAGTAATCTTCCAGTTCTGAACTAGTTCAGAATATTTGGGAAGGTTTTCAATACCTCGCATAGTAAAGTTATGGTCACTTGCTTGTGGAGAGAATGAAGATGATTCAGTCAGACCAGAGAAACTACACTTGTTAACCACATAGAAAGCAGCAGCTCTACAAAGTTCTGGTTTCTCACTATCGTTCAGATCTTCTTTACAGTAGTTAAAAAGTTCCCTGGCAGTATCTGGTGTTGAGTGTTCTTTCTTGTATGCCTCCAGGAGAACAAACAATCCATCAGGTCTTGTCTGTAGCATCTGCCAGAAGTTTACCAAGGGTTCATAAAGATCATTCACCCACACAGGAATGTCAGGGTATTCTTTTGTGAACGCGATTGCTACACTGCCACCACCAAGAAAAGGTTCACGATATTCAGTAGCATCCTTAGGCATCCTAGGGAGGAGGTATTTCATGGCACGAGATTTGCCACCAGGATAACGAAGAGGGGTCTTTAGTGATTTCATTTAAACTTACACTCCACCATGATTTCAGTTAGACAAGCGAGAAGGTTAATCTCTTGGTCTGCCACAAAGGCAATCTGATACTGATACTTAGCAAGCACCAACACAGCAGGAGGAATAGAAGAACCTTCCAGCACTTCACTAAGAGCATTGTAGATTTTGCGAATGATAGTGTTGGGATCACTATCCATATTATCTACAACCCACTGACGAACAACATTATATTCCTTACCTTTCATCGCTCGCATGAGCTGGTCAATATTAACGTCAGCAATATCACAGAGCACAGCAGAGTCAAGGGAACCGCTTGCTGAGTGGCGCTGTGCTTCGTTCAGAAGACGCCTCCAATCGGGGTAGTAACGCTGAATCAGTTTGACCAGCACCTTGTCCTCATACGCCACGCCAGAGGCGTCTAGGATGCCCTGTAAGCGGGCGAAAAACGCCGCTTGGAGTTTCTGCTGCTCGCCCGCTTTGGTGCGGAAGTCAACGACGGTACAACGGGAATGGAGGGGTTCGACAATCTTGTTGATGAAGTTACAGGTGAAAATGAAACGGCAGTTGCTATGAAACTCTTCAACAAATGCGCGAAGAGAAAGCTGAACATCATGTGTTGTGTTATCTGCCTCATCAATGATAACAACTTTATGTTTACCACCACCAGTGAGACTGATAGTTGATGCGAACTGTTTAACTTTGTTTCGAATCGTGTCAAGGAAACGACCTTCATCAGAACCATTAATGACAATGTAACTAAGGTCAAGTTCTTCACACAATGCTTTGGCAACTGTAGTTTTGCCAACGCCAGGGGGACCAGACAGAAGGAGATTAGCAATCTCTCCCTGCTCTACAAATCCAGTAAATACTTTCTTTAACGAATCAGGGAGGATACAGTCTTCAATAGTATGAGGACGATATTCCTCCACCCACAGAAATTTTTTCATCAAGGTTCAAGCGCAATGTAATATGTAACGTCAAGGTTTAGATGCTTCCACTCAGAAATGTGATGCTTAGAAACACCAACCACATAGTCACCTTGAAGGAGGCGAATATTCTCAACCTTTAGGTCAAGAGAATGCGTTCCTTCGAAAGTTCCAGGAACAACAATATCATACGTGTTGGAAGTTGACACTTCATTATCACGCACTGAAAGAACAATCTCTTCATCAGAACTGATGTTCAAATCAGGCAGTTTGTAAATACCAGTTGCTTTCTGAATAGCAGCGATATCAGAAGCAGACAGAGTAAACTGAATATCTGAACCAGGATACTTTACCGATTTGTCGGGAGCAGTCTTGAGCGTAATCTCAGGATCTGAAAAATAGTATTTGACACGGCTACGTCCGTCTTTGATAGTAACATAATCAGCATTGTCAAAGACCAGAGAAGGATTGTCAAACAAACTAAGACCAGCGAGAAACTGATTGAGATCATAAATCGCAAAAGTCCGAGGAAAAGACTCTTCCACATTTGCCGCAGCCAAGATATTTTCAGCGTTGGAAATGGTTCGTAATGTGTTTCCCTTTTTGATAATAATGCCATTGTTAATCGTGGCGAAGTTTTTTAGAATATTCAGAGTAGTTTGGGAAAGTGCGACTGTGCTCATTTAAACTCCTGTAGACCGTTCTGTGTACGACTGTAGTGACCATCAAAGTTAAGCAGAAGCATAGCATAGTGAATTACTTTGAGTAGGTCACGTTTGTTGCGACCATCCTTATCTCCGTAGCGACTGCCGTATTTTAAAATGTTTGCTTGACAGAAAGGAGCAGCGAGTTTTTTTGCTGCCATTAGATCAATTGTTTGAATATCATCGTATCCTTCTTCATCACCACAGTAATGTCCGTGGTAGGTAGTCACAACATAATCCTCAACGTCTTTGAGAATTTTGTCTTCATTGTATTTCCATTGCATAATTAAAATTCCTTGATAACAGAATCTATTTGGTTAGTATAGCACTTTGAGGAGTAAGAGTCAACACCCCCCATGCCATTTGGATATCGAATACCAAGATAGCAGTCAACATCTTTACCACTATGATATTCAGTAATTTTACAGTAAACTAAAAAAACACCCCCATTTTTAAGATGGATGAGGGTGTGACGAGGAAGATTATCAAACATCAGGATTCAATAGTCAGTTCAGGTTCAGTGGTTTCAGTCTTAGGAGCATCAATGGAAGCATCAATCTTGGTGTAAAGCTCCATGAAGGATTGCTTAGTCTCATCATCAAAACGAGCAATACACACTTCGATTGCTTTCTTGCGCTTGCCGAAGATGCTGAAGGCACGAATAACGTGAACCAGACGACGGGTAGAGATGATTTCATCAACACCACCATCGTAGAAAGTCTTACGAATGATTTCCGCCCAAGCAACCAAACGGTCAACGAATTCTGAATCGTAAGCATTCAGAGACTCAGAAGCTTTCTTAAGAATGGCAGTTTCAACCTTAGGAGTAGGATATGCCTGCTCAAAGGTCACAGGAAAACGCTCAAGGAATGCCTCGTTAAGCACGTTGGTGCCGATGAAGCGACCATCATCGCTACCCTTACCTTTGGTGTTAGCAGTAGCTACCACATTAAAACCAGCAGCAGGTTTGACATACTTACCAATCTTCTTAAGGAAGACACCCTTACCCTCAAGCACAGACTGGAGACAGAGGATTTTGTTAGAGGCAAGGTCAATCTCATCCAACAGCAGAATAGCGCCACGGTTGAGTGCTTGCACCACAGGTCCATCATGCCACACAGTCTCACCGTTAACGAGACGGAAACCACCAATCAGATCATCCTCATCGGTTTCGATGGTGATGTTAACACGAATCAACTCACGCTTCAGTTGAGCACAAGCTTGCTCCACACCGAAAGTTTTACCATTGCCAGAGAGACCAGTGATGAAGATAGGGTAATACTGACGAGAAGAAATAATCTTCTTAACATCACTAAAGTTACCAAAGCTGACGAAGGTAGCATCTTTCGCAGGAATAAAGTTTTCAGGATTTTCGACCACAGATTCTACAGCAGGTTGACTATAAGTTTGCTCCAGTTGCTCAATCGCAGTCAGGTGCCACATGCCGCGATGCACCTTAAACTGCTCCAGTTTCTTGGCGAGAGTCTGATAAGACATACCAATCTCATCAGCATAAGCACGAAGGTCAGCAGCAGTAACGACAGGACCGAAACGCTCGATGATGGGGGCGACTTCAAAGTTTTTCATGGTGTGGGTTGTTTCGTATGTAAGTATTATAGGGGAAAGAGGGTGGGGGCGCAAGCCCCCAAGTGATTAGGTTAACTAATGAGTGTGGCAAAGGAAGTCAGCATTTTCTTATTGACGCCTTTCTTAGCAAGTGCCGTGGTGAATGCCTTGCCGATTTCTTTCTCAGAAGCATCTTCAGCAACTTCAAATTCGCTATTCGCAGATAGCGAATCGGTGCCCATCAGATAGAGTGCCTGATAACCAAGATGCTCAACCAGCTCAGCAGACTTAGTTTTCTTCCATTGCTTCTGAACTTCATTCCAATCGGTTTTACAATCTTCAGCATTGTAGGTGGTGTTAAGACCACGACCATTCACCAGACGAATACCAATCAGGTTTACATCCGAGAAACGATCACGCACATTCTGGAGAAATACTTTGGTGATAAGATCCGAGTTACCATAGTAACCTCCATCACTAAAGCGAGGATATACGCGACCAGTTTTACGGTCACGCAGAATACAATCATTACTCACATAGCTGGTGCCAAGACGGCTACCGTAAGTCTGATCGGTGTAGTAATTGATATTGGAAGATTCGCCGTCAGTCAAAATAATAACGTTAGTCTTTTGAACCTTGTTACGCTTCTGAAAGTCGGGGATAAGTGCGGTCAGAGAAATTGCTGCTTCATGAAGAGGAGTGCCAGAAAGACTATATCCAGCAGGCATAGAGTAACCAGAGTAACTACCGTTGCCAACAACAAGACGCCAGAAGTTTTTAAGTTGTGCTTCAAGGTCTTTACCGTTTCGCCCATTGCTGCTAACAAGATTCAGCATATTGAAATGGTCACACAGTTTAACTTGACCAGCCTTAGGAGTCTGAAGGCGAGGAGATTTGTTGCGAGTTTGAGTCTGATAATCGTAGGATTTGTGATACCAATAATCATTGGTAAAGGCATAGATGTCAAAAGGAATCTGAACTTTCTTACAGAACCAAGCAAGGTTGAGAAGTTGCTTAGCAGTATCCTGAAGAATGTTGCCCATCGAACCAGACCAATCGAGAACAAAAATCAAACCGTGATTCTTACCGTCAGGCACCACATTGATTTTCTTGAATACATCTTCATTCCACTTGTAAGTGTGAAGAAGTGCCGTATCAAGGATACCAGTCTTGGCAGTAGATGCACGGGCATACTGATCTGCCGACTTACGCATTTCAAACTCTTTCACAAGGTAGTTAACCTCACGTTGAGCTTCACTACGAAAAGTAAGATACTGTTTGTCAACTTCCCTAAAGAGAGATTGCGATTGCTCGCCAAAAGTTTGATTACAATCTTCTTGAACTTCTTTATTAGTAATAACAAATTTTTCTACTTTCAAATCAGGCAACTCAATATAGTTGAGATGATGAGAACGAGGGTGGTCACTAATCAGTTGTTTCTGATTCTCAGTGAATGCCTTGTCAGTTTCAGACTCAAGTGTATTGTGTTGACCACCAGAAGTAGCTCCTTCACCCGCACCTTGAGGTTGATTAGCATCAGCACCGTCACCTTGAGTTTGATTACCATTGCCAGACACTTCTTGCGGTTGCTCGCCTTCGCCTTGATCACCCTCACCTTGAGTGGAATCACCCCCACCTTGAGTAGATTGCTGAAGGTCGGGTTGTGCTTCTACAACCTGCTGTTGCTCCTGTTCTTGAGTATATTGAAGAATCTTACGAGCAACTTCTACAACTTGCTCAAAGGTTTCGGCATTAGCAAGCTCATCCACCAGCATCTTCTCTTCAGTATTCCAAGCAAACACTTCACCAGCATGAATGCCAATCTTAAAGTAAAGATTCACACGGTCAATCAGAGCATAAGAATCTAACTCACGGTCACCAATACAGAAGAAATCATCATCTTGTAGCTCTTTGTAACCAGCATAGAAGTTACGAGCAAGACCAGGAAACTTACGTTTCATCAGTTTCTCAATACGAGCATCCTCACACACATTCAGGTAGGATTGAGGAATGCCATAATCATCACCCCATTTGTCGGGGGTATACAGAGCGTGACCGACTTCATGCCCAACCAGCATATCGTATACGTTGGCAGATGCTTTCTCCCACATAGGCAGGGTCAGCACACGATCCTTCACGTTAAACATCGCCGTCTCAACAGGGCGGTGCTCTACGATCAGGTTTTCGGTAGCAAGAAGGCGAGCGAGATTGCCCTTGACTTCGGCGTTGAACATCGGTCTCTTTCGTTGATGAATCAACTATACATCAAAAGGGGTGCCGAAGCAACCCCTCTTAAGTTATTCTAATGTCTCTTCCGTGACGTATGAGAAATTCTTATGCTTCTCAAATCGTAGGCAGCGGTCAAACTTGTCTGCCATATTGTCTCGATGAGAGATAACAAACACATTTGTTTTGTCATCAAAGGTTTTAAGAATCCACCCAAGATCGCTGTTACCAGATTGATCTAGTGAACCGTCAAAGATTTCATCAAGGATTAGAAGATTAGTATCCACGCTATTCTTAAGTTTAGCAACACTACGCCAAGTAAGCAGCAGAGCAATATCAATTCTAGCCTTTTCGCCCTCAGAAAAAGATTCATAACTAAATTCATCTCTGTAACGTGATTTGATTACTTCTTCAAAACTTTCGTTAAGCATAAACGATGCTGGAAACTCCATCTTATCAAGGTAATCATTGATAAGCTTGTTCATCGTTGGAAGGTATTTTTTGATGATCCTCGTTTTGATGCCCGAGTCTTTGAGGAGTTGCGCCGCCGTGAGTAGGCAGTCTTTTTCTTCTTTTGTTTCAGAAATCGTTTCTTGGATTCGCTTCCCGTCCTCGCTGAGCGATTTAAGTATTGAAAACTGCTCTCGTTGACTGACATCTGAATCCCGCAGTTTTCTGATGTCGTCGTCCAGTTCTTCAATTCGTTTATGAAGTGACTTAATTTCATTATTGAGTTGTCTGTTCTTTAGATTGAGTTCGTTTATTTCATCAATCAAAAGAATAAAGGTATCTTCTTTACTTTGGAGATCGGAAAGTTGTTGTCCCAAATCAGACACACCTTTCTCCACCTCAGCAAGTTTATCCGAGAGAAGCGCGATCTTCTCTTGTTTAAAATGCTCTTCGATACTCTGACCGCATGTTGGGCAAGTATCATTCTCCTCAAAGAATTTTTTCTCTTTTGTGTGAGACTTTCGTTTGGTTGACAATTTTTCTTTGATCGTAGTGATCTTAGATATCGTTGCTTTAAGCGTCTGCGTGTCTGAAATGGCAGCGGTCTTAATGTTGATTTCCTTGTCGTTATTGAGGATTTCTGTTTCATGATTTAGAGATTCTGTTAACAGAGTTTCTTTCTTGTTCTCTTTTTCTTGAATGTCTTCTTTATTCTTTTTCTCAATTTCAAGCATAAACTGTTTCTGCATATCAATCTTTTCTTTGACAAGAGACAGTTTATACTCGTGATCTTTTAATTCGTCGTTAATTACTTTAATCTTTTCTTTGAGATTGACATTCATTGTCGAGAAGATTTGAATGTCAAGAATGTCTTCAATGATTTCTCTACGAGCTGCCAATGGAAGACGCATAAATGGCACAAAGGTAGATGACCCGAGCACCACAATCTGAGTAAATGATTTGTAATTCATTTTCAGAATAGTTTGCTCAAAATGTTTTTGCTGATCTACAGCAGAAGAATCTTGATTGAGTAGCGCACCATTCTGGTAAATTTCAAACTTCGCTGGTTTAATACCACGAATCACTTTGTATTTATTATTACCAATATTAAAATTAACTTCTACAACACAATCACTTTGATTAATGGAGTTGAGAAGTTGTGGTTTGTTAATTTTTCTAAATGGTTTACCAAACAACGAAAAAGTGAGGGCATCGAGAATGGTGGATTTACCAGCACCATTGCTCCCCACAATCAAACTACTTTTAGTGTCAGTAAGAGATACTTCAGTAAACTGAGCACCAGTAGACAGAAAATTTTTCCATTTAATGGTTTTGAATATAATCATAATCTCTGGGGGGAACAATAATGTCGTCGGGTTCAATAATAGTGTACTTCATCCCTTTCATTTCACACACTTGTATTCCAGCTTTTGGATCTACTTCGTGAGTTGTAAGAGGGGGTAGAGTTCCTTCGTAGTCGTTTGCCTCAAGCAAACCAAGATACCTCTCGGCATCTTCTTCTTCTTTGAAAAAGTATACCACATGATCACCCTCGTCGTCAACAACCGAATAAACTCCATCTGAATGTTCGGCAAGGGTGATAAGAAACATTTATACTACCTCACAACTCTCAATATATAGGGACTTCATAACGCTTTTTAATTTTGCTTTGTCTACGGCAATCTCTACCTCATCAATATATTCGTTAAGAAGTGTGAGTGTGTCTTTGATTTCTACATTCTCATCATCCTCCACAAAAGAATCATTCACAAGTGTCTCAACAATTTTAACATCATGTGGTTGAGTAGCAAATACAGAGTCAACAAACTTCTCAAACTCTGTATAGTCTTTCTTATCTTCTACGATAATCTTGACAAAAGAATTTGAACACTCACTGGTATCGAAGCTGAGATGAGAACCAGTAGAATCATTGTAATAGATTTTCTGGAAAATCTCATAAGGGTTCTTGACCCGCTTGAGTTTATTTGTCTTTGGTTCATAGAGATGAAATCCTCGCTCGTCTTTATAATCATTCCAGAACATCTGGTAAGGATTACCCAGATAAGTGATGTTACCTCTGGATGATTTGTGGTGGTAGTGTCCCGAGAATACTTGTTTAAACTTTTTAAAAATCTTAGGATCCATACCATGTTCCTGTGTATTTCCAGGAGTCACTTCAAAACCAGATAGTTCAAGGTGACCCATAGCAATCTCAGCACTGGTCCCTTCAAGATGCTTCATGGTATCATCATAATTGCTGGAGTTAATCCAAGGCAACATAAGAATCTTAGCACCATCAATCATTACTGTCTCTGGATGAGCGTAGATTTCAATGTTGCTGAAGTCCTTGAGTAGAAGTTCGGGTGAGTTAATCTCGTTAGTGTTTTTATAGTAGACGCAATGATTACCAAGAATCATGTGAACGAAGATACCCATGTCTTCAAGGCGTTGAAAATAATGTTGGCGAACCCTATTCCAAACATTAAAATCAATCCCCTTACGATTATCAAACGTATCACCGAGGTCAATAACAGTTTTGATTCCGTGTCTCTCCAGTGTTGGGAAGAAGATGTCGTCGTAGAATTTTTTGAAGTATTCCCAAAACGCAACACTACCTTTCCTCCCGTCAAGATGTTGGTCAGTAATCAAAGCTACGGTCATCGTTTAGATCTCATTTCAAGGTTTTCTTTGATGCTGTTCATGTCAGCAC